AAAATTACAAACATTAAGTAATAACAAATAAAAATAAATTAATATTTAAACTCATTTTACTTGTATTCTTAAAAAAATCCAAGTCAAACAGGATTTCTTAACTACCACGTCCGAAACCTACTGCTGTAAAACTAAATGTTTTATTCACAGGATTACTACTTGCATCAATAAATTTAATGGTAAAACCACTTCCAGATATATTTGTTATCTCAAATCTTTCATTAGCAGCTAAATCATTTGCAGTAATACCTATGCTTGGTTTCTGAGTATCAACTCCAACACTTGTTTCTGCTGCTCCTGTAAAAAATGCTTGGTCAAAAGTAACAGCTAAACCAGAAGCACTTGTACCACTACTTAAATTGCTCTTCTGCTCTGTTCTTCTTTCTAGCTCTGCTTTATATCCAAGCTGATCTATTTCAATACTTTGTGCTGGATCTTCTGATTCTAATAAACATTTAAACTTAAATCCTCTGCCAACATACGTTCCATTTGTAAACGTATTAAATGTTTTGCCTGTAAAATCGCTTGCTTGATAACTAGAACCATTAGAGGGTGCTGCTGTTGTTACAGCTACCAATAATTTTGCATTAACATCATTAGCAATAGCTCCATCAAAATCTGTCCATGTATCTACGTTTGCTGTTCTTTGATCAAATAATTGATTTGGATAAAAACCCTGCGTTACAAAATGCCTTGTTAGACGTAAAGGGTTGACAGCACCGAGATCTAAGATTTTTGCAAAGTCGTAAGTACCACCACTAACAATATCTACATCACCAATAAAATCAAAATCAGCTATGGCATCAAAATCTGGTTTTTCATCTACTGTTTCCGCAGATCCAAGAATTAGTCCATTTACTGTGCTTGAGAAAAAACAATCAGTTTTACTACCTGCAAAAGGTGGTGAATCTGTATCTTCTCTATCGTTAAAAACTAATAGTTTAGGTTGTGGATCAGGATTATTTACAACGACAGATGCTTCACCAGAACTTAATCTTCCACCATCATCTCTGAATTTAAGAATATACTCACCATCAATTGCAGGTACTACTATTTCACTAACTGAACCTGGCGCGGAAGGTATTAAAGTAACAGAATTACTAAAAGTAGCACTTCCATCTGTTAAATTGCTATGCCTTACAACAACATTCCCACCATGAATAACATCAGCTTCGGTAGAGCGATCATAAATTAATCTTAAAAATTTATCTGATATTGTTTCTACTCTTAAACTTTGTACATCACTAGGTAATGCAGTTTTACCAATAGACGTAAATTCTATTTCGTTTGACTGTTCACTCAGTAAATTTCTTGTATTTATAGAAAATACTCTAATAACAAACTTACCATTAGTAATGTTATCTATATCAAAATCTGTGCCTTTTACCTGTTGATTAATAAAATTTCCATTTTCAAATTTATATTGTAAATAATATCCAATAGCACCCTTAACAGCAGCAAAAGATATTGTTAATCTTGCCACCGCTTTATTGTTTATGACAATAATTTGTTCAGAGGCCGTCAAATTCTGTGGTGCGGGTAATTTTGTTGTTAGTAAAGTGTAATTTTTAACAGGTAATGGTGCTCCATCTTCAACAAAGGCATATTTTCCGCTGTTATGTGATGCTGCTGTAATACTAAATGTAAGATTTTCCTTTTCCTGTACATTTATAACTCTCCATGTTGTTGGTTCTAATGTTGTATTTTCTATAACCCAAATACTATTTGCCTGTGGCACGGAAGAAAAAGCAGAAGAAACAGTAACAGTAGCACCTGATATGCCACTAATCTCTTTTGTCTCAAGCGTTCCGTCAGGTAAAATTACTGATAGTTTTGCGTTATCAGAAGTAACAAGATCAGTAGATGCTGTATCATCAACTTCTATCTGAGTTGTACTGATACCTGTCTTAATTCTTCCTCCTCTTCTCACTCCTTGTTTAAGTTCATCTGCAACAGATATTATCTGACCTGGGCGTACCAATACTCCTGATTCAGCAGTAATGACAAAATTAATTAATTCAGAAGAATTGTTTTGATTAAATAACAACCATTTTGCCATTCTCGAAGCCTGACCTCTTGAGGTTGTTCCAAACGCTTTTATAGTCTGTGTTTTAATTCCATATCTTGATTGTGCTGTTAGGTCATCTACTGTTTCATAATCAATAGACTGAGTAATCATATCAAAATAACCTACATTAATTCTTGTGAATTTTGACTTTTGACTTTGATTACTATATGAGAAACCACCCTCTAATACATTAGAAATATTAAAAGTATATACAGGATTAGATGGTCTATCCTGTGAGATCGTAATACTGCCAGCCTCATAAAAAGCCTGAACACGCATAACAGAACAGATGTCCTGTATTAGTTCAAATGCCTCTTTCTGGTTGTTTATATTAACGTTACAACTAAATCTAGCCTCAGTTGATCCCCTGTCAAATCCATCATCAATTTGTTCTGAATTATATTCAGAAACAGAATAAAAGGAAAATTTATCTATTGCTGTTTCGGGTATAGACGCTCCGTAGCGGGTGTTCGTAAGAACATCATATAGAACCCACGCTGGATCGTTTGTCCATTCTTTATCTGTTTTTAATGTTCCATTAAAACTTCCACTAAAAGATAAACTTCCATCGGATCTAACTGTTGCATTATGTGGAATTTTTACTTTTATACCTTTTATTCTGTATGTTCTATTAGGAATTGATCTAAAAGATTCAGCATCAAAACGTAATCCAATATGTGCAATATTTGTGTAAGGTCTTTTTTCTGCTGTAATTTCTGTAAAAGATGACCAGCTAAACTTATCCTGTACATTATTATCAGTGGAATCGTTTGTAACTCTAGTGACAGTTGCGGTTATAGGATAACTAAGATTAGTTAAATTTTTTATTATATAATCTCTAAAATATTGTGTATTAGTTTTACCGATAATAGATCCTTGACTGCCACTAATCACACGATATTTTTTTCCATTATTATCTGTAATTGTAATTTCTAAATTAACTTGTGTACCACTAGTATGACCATTATTAGTATTAAATTTTTGCAAAGATTGAACGGCTATCGTAATTCTTAACTTATCTATTACATTAGATATAGATCTTGATACAGGAGTTGCTTTTGTAACCTCGACACCAACAGCAGTTTCAGATTCAATTTCATTAATATTTTCAAGTGGCGTTTGACTTGATGTACCAAATCTAGATTCAAAGTTAATATCTTGTCTTAAAAAATTAAAATCACCTTCAGTTAAAATATTTACATCTGCATTTTGTTTTAAAATTTGTGTTTCGTTTAAGAAAACATCCTTCAAAGCTTCAGTATTATACTTATCAGTTCCAGGTGTAAGACCAGCTTTTATAGGATGAAAAAAACCAGCTATTTCTCCTTCCGACAAGACATCTATAATATTATTTGATTGTTTACTAGATAAAATAGAATGTGGTAATGTTCTTATACCATCAGCAAAACCTGCAACTCTATTTGTAGTATTTTGCACTGTGAAAGTAGCGTTGCCTGATGTAGAAATAGAATTACTTGCTGTAAGTTGAAATTGAGTATTAGATATTTTCTTTGTTACTGTAAGATTTTTTGTTATTGCAGATCCAGACGTTACATTAAAATTAATGACATCATTAAGAGATACAATTTGCCCACTGGTATGAGTAACTGTAATTATATTTCCTGATTGAATATATGTTGCATCTTTTGGTATGTCTTCTTTGTAAAAACTAACTATTTCATTATCAACTGTGCTAGAGGTTGGTCTTGTGACAGTAAATTGAGTATCTGAATTAATTGAAGTAATAGTTAATTCTTCTCTTGATTCAGTACCAGAACCAACATCAAAAATCATATTTACTGTATCTCCTTCATTGAGAATTTCGTTCCCATCATGATCAATTGTTGCCGTTGTTCCAGATTGTATATAATTTCCAGTTTCAATAATTGCACCATCAACATCAACTAATTTGCCAGTAGCATCAAAAACAACGTTATCCCCTAAATGACCAACACCTCTCTCTCTATAAAAATCATCTAATTGTTTATCGGACATTGTGCCAAAATGATGGGCCATCCTAGCGGCAGCTAAAGCGGGCTCCTCATTCAAAAATTCAAATTCTTTAAGAGTATCTCCTTCTATAGTCATTAAACAGAACCCTCAATTTGGTCCGTATCAATTCCATTTGATACATTTATACTTCCGACAAAAATATCTCCATATACAAGAGGCAGTGCAACACCAGCACGACTGACGTTTGTAACCCCACTAAAGGCAAAGTTAACAGTGGCATCTTCTGGTTCTAAAGATGACATCGGTTTTGGTTTTGGTGTTAGATATCTATTTATATCTTGAATAATTAAACTAGCACCAAGATTAAAAGCTATTGAA